ATAGCATGAACATTAACAGTTTTCTCGAGAGCCTCGCTGCCAACAGTTCTCGCAATTTCAAAATCGAGCAACTATCATTGAACAGCGATAACGAAACCCTGCGTGAAGTTGTGCGCTTGGCTCTCGACCCCTTTACGCAATTCTATCAGCGTAAGATCCCTCAGTATCAAACTGATGCAAAACAAACTTCATTGGAGAATGCAATAAATGGACTATCTGATTTATCCTCTCGTGCTGTTACAGGTAATGCAGCAATCGAATATCTTCGTATGCTTCTCTCATCTGTATCAGCTGATGATGCAAAAGTTATCGAACGAATCATCCAAAAGGATCTAAAATGTGGCGTCCAAGTCTCAACCGCAAACGCAGTATGGGGTGGGTTAATCAAAGAGTATCCAGTGATGCTGTGCTCTGGCTTCGAGCAGAAGTTAGTAGACAAGATCAAATTCCCAGCATACGTTCAACTGAAAATGGATGGGATGCGCTTCAACGCAATCGTTCGTTCAGGCAAGGTGGAATTCCGCTCACGCAACGGAAAAGAAATTCAACTTCTTGGTAACTTGGAGTCTGAGTTTGCTGCACTCGCTGGCGACGTTGATTGTGTGTTTGATGGTGAGTTACTCGTCAAGAAAGATGATGTGATTCTTGATCGTCAAACAGGTAATGGTATTTTGAATAAAGCAAACAAGGGAACTATCTCTGCATCAGAAGCAGGAATGGTTCACGCTACGGTTTGGGATCTGATTCCCTATGACCAGTTTGTCACTGGTTCTTGTAATGCACCTTACTCAACAAGGTTTGGTTCTTTGCAAGCAATGAAACTTCCTAAGAAAATCTCTTTGGTTGAATCGACTGCTGTTCCCAGTATTGAATGGGCACACAAGTTGTTTGACAAGTATCTTATGGAAGGGCAAGAAGGTATCATTCTGAAAGCCATGGATGGCATTTGGGAAGATAAACGTGCAAAGCATCAAATTAAATTCAAGGGTGAACTTGAATGCGATCTGAGGATCGTTGCAGTAGAAGCTGGCACTGGTAAGTATGAAGGTATGCTCGGTGCCATCGTCTGTGAATCTGCCGATGGTGTAATCAAAGTCAATGTAGGAAGTGGATTCAATGACACACATCGTAAGACGCTTAAAGAGAAAGATCTGGTCGGCAAGGTTGCGGCTATCAAGTATAATGCTCGTATCAAGAGCAAATCTGGTGATGAAAGTTTATTCCTCCCAATCTTTGTCGAAGTCCGTGAAGACAAAGATAGTGCGGATTCTTCTAAGGTGATTGCATAATGTATGCTACAATTTTTGGTGAAGACAAACCCATAACAAAGGTTTGTCGCAAGTGTGGTGATGAGAAATCAATATTTGACTTCCCAGCCAGAACTGCATACACCAAAAACGATGAGAAGACTGAACGCAGAAATCAATGCAAGAGTTGTATGCGTAAGGACAATGATGTTGTCAGGAAACTTAAGAAGACCATCACCAAACCTGACTCTGACCATCGATGTCCAATTTGCGACAGGAACCGAGAAGAAGTCGGCTCTGTGAATGGTTGGGCGTGTGACCACAATCACGCAACAGGGCAGTTTCGAGGTTGGATATGTGATGACTGTAATGGTGGGTTGGGTAAGTTCAAAGACAACATCGAATCTTTGCAAAGAGCAATCACATACTTGACTAATAATGGCGTTTCTGGTAAACTAACCATAGTAGGAGATCAAGATGAGTGAATTGGAAGAATTGCAAATTCGATATGAGCGAGAAACTGCTTGTATGCGTCAGCGTATAGATCAACTGCAAACTGAGAATGAACGTCTTCGTAGACAAAACGATGCGTTGATTCTTGATATAGCCTTTTTCGATAAACAAGTGACATTCAAACCTAGTGGAGAAACAAATGCCTAATTGGTGCGACAATCGAGTCATCCTTCGTAATGATGACATTAGTAAGATCGATGCTCTTGAAGCAGAGATGAGCAAGAAAAATGCTGATGGGCATTTTATGGCTGAACCATTTAATCACTTGCGTCCAAATCCAGCTGGTGAGTGGCAATACGATTGGTGCGTCGCTAACTGGGGCACTAAGTGGGAAGCAAGCATTATTGATTGGGAGCGAAGTGATACGAATGAGATCACCATCTACTTTGAATCTGCTTGGAGTCCTCCGACTGTTCTGTATGAGTATTTGTTTGAAGAAGGTTGGGACGTTGATGCAGTCTATCATGAAAGTGGTATGGGGTTTGTTGGTCAGTTCATCGAAGGATACGATGAATACTTTGAGTATGACTTGACTGACTTGCAAAGCATCGAAGATCTTCCTGAAGAACTTATTGAATTTGGTAACTTGCGTGACGCACATCATTGGTGGAAAGAAGAAAATGAAGAAGATAGTAATTAATCGTTGTTTCGGTGGCTTTGGTTTGTCGGATGCAATTATGCAAATTTATCTGACACGCAAGAATATTCCATACCATATGAATAAAGAGTCGTCATTAGTGACACTGTTTAAGCATCCAGAAACTGAAGAGTATTACAATGACTCGGAGATCCCACGAGACGATGAGGTTCTAGTTGCTCTTGTTGAGGAGTTTGGTGAGGCAGCAAATGGCTGGGCAGCAGAACTTGCTATTGTAGAAATCCCTGATGATGTTAAGTGGCACATTCATGAATACGATGGACTGGAGCATGTCGCTGAAGACCATCGCACTTGGAGATAATTGTGGACGATCTATTGTTGGAAGTTAAATTTAGTCGTGCTTTCGCTGTCGAGTTTGACAAGTTTTGGCGAGAGAATCCAGAAAAGGTGACGCCAGAGTTACTGAAAGCATATATGTTGCTGAAACAACACTATGACAACTGTATGAGTAAAGAATTATCATGAGAAAAGAACTTGATGAGGCACTGGTTGCCAAATACCCTCACGTCTTCAAAGATCGCAGAGGAGACCCACGCAATACTCTAATGTGTTTTGGGTTTGAATGTGGCGATGGTTGGTATAACATCATCGATGCCTTGTGCGGTTTGATGACCAGCGAGTATCGTCATCGTAAAGAGAATTATGACTTCGCTAAACAATGTTTTGAAGATGGTGGAAGCTACCCATGGGTAGGTGGTAAACCAATTACCGCAGAGGAACTTGAAGAAAAGCGACTAGCCATGGAAGAAGCTGAGAAGCAAATTCCTATCGCTGTGCAGGTCAAAGAGAAGTTTGGTGGTCTGCGATTCTATGTCGGTGGTGCGACTGAAAAGATTTACGACTACATTACCTTTGCAGAGAGTATGAGTTATCGCACCTGTGAAGTTTGCGGCAGTCCAGGTAAACGCTATACTGATGGATGGCACAAAACTCTGTGTGATGTTCATGCTGCTATGGAAGGTCGTAGTGATGAAGTTGAGGAGGTGGAGTAATGTTTTATGATGAAGATTCAATCAAAAAAGAATTCGATCAACTTCGTAAAGTAGTTGATACTCTACCTCCATTTGTGCATAACATGCCTGAGTGGATGAATGGAAAAAATTGGACAGATGAATATCGAATTCGAGATGGTTTCGAGAAACAGGAAGATGGTTCGTGGGTTAAATTCATTCCAGTAAATGTTTGGGTTGATATGTTGCAAAAAGATACACTTGACTTATATCGCCGAAGCAACGATAATTATACTAAGTTAGAAACTGCGAATCGTAAACTTTACGAAATGGAATACGGTCTTCGTGTAGCGCAGAAGTCACTATTGAAGGCACTTGATATCACAGGAGATGAATGATGAATAACTATCAGCACCATGCAATGCGTGAGTTCAAGTACGCTGGTTGGGCAGACGAGAACGGTAAATTCAAAGACGAGATGCAACAACAAATCTGTGAAGGTGTTATGCGTTTGCTTGGAATCTTTGATATGGAAGGGCATTCTGGTTCAACTGCACCATATGCTATCAACCTATTCAAGACTCTTGCTCGGTTTGAACCGATTGGTCCACTGACTGGTGCTGATGATGAGTGGCATCTTGTTACTGATGGTGGAGTTGCAGTCTATCAAAACAAACGAATGAGTTCTGTATTCAAACAGAGCGATCGTTTTGATGGTCAACCCTACTGGTTGGACGGTAAAGTCTTTTGGGAGTGGTATTCATCTCCTGATATTGATGATGGCAAACCATACAAGTCGCATTACACAAACGCAGAATCTCGTGTTGTGATTGAGTTCCCTTGGACCAAACCAGAATCGCCTGAGTATGTGTTTGTCCCTACTGAGGAATTTCCAAATGAGCACCTATAATCCAGACAAATGGGTAATGCTGAAGTTTACCTGCGGTGATGAGGTGATCTATAAGATCCTTGCCTCATGGTATGGTGGGTTTGCACGTGGCGACTCTTGGCAGTTGAACAGTGGCGTTGTTAAGATCGAAGAGGACGGAGATCTATATTTGTTCTATGGCTCTAGTGGAAGTGTGTATCAGTGCCATAAACAAATGTATGGTATGAGTATGTATACCAGAGGTATTCTTGAAGGTTGGAAAAAGAAAATTGAGGAAGTGGAAGACACTGACGTCTTGTTGATGCCTGAAGAAACTAATTTTATGGAATTGGAGTATAAATGAAAGTTTACATTGGACCATACAAAAACTGGTTTGGACCATATCAGCTTGCTGAGAAACTCATGTTCTGGGTTCCACAAGAGAAAGACGAATTCGGTTTCCCACATACAGCAGAACGTGTTCATAAGTTTGGTGAGTGGTTAGCGCACGGTAGTATTGAACCTGAAGCACAGGTAGGTGAGATCCGCTCATGGGATCGTAAACGTCATAACACTTGGATATACAAGTTTCTACTTTGGATTGAAAGTAAGAGGAAGCGTAGAGTCTACGTTAAGATTGACA